TCACTTCGTCTGATATGACATTGACGGTTTTGTGATAGGTTCTTTTCGTGTGGGAAGTTCCACCGAACTGTCCGTTCTGGTCTCGGACTTCCTCAACATATCTCTGTCGCAAATCAACAAACTCTATTTTCTGAGTCTCTTTATGCTTGTTGAACACAACGATACAAGTTGCAATAGACGTTGATTCAAACATCGAATTTGGCAAAAGTATCACCGCCTCAATGACGTTTGCCTCAATCATGCAATTTCTGATTATTGCCTCTTCGCCACTTATCGTTAAAACTCCATTTGGCAGTATCATGGCAACCTTATCATCTGCCATACTTAACGCTGATGCGATAAACGCATAATTAGCGTTACTGTTGGGGGCTACTCCATACTCATTAAATCTCGGTTGCATGATTGCGAAGGGTGGAGCAGCCCATTTCATGTTATAGGGTGGATTAGATACTAATGACTTCGCCATATCTTGCCCCCTTTCTCACTTGCCATGTTCTCACGATTTCGCCTTGTAATATGTCACCCTGATATACAGTTGCTTTAATATTTCGTAATACAAGATTAAATAACAAATACGGAATAACATTCTCGTCTATTTCGTAGAGTTCAAAGGTGGTCTCAGGGCACTCAATCCATCTCTGAATTGTCAATGCTCCACTTCCTGCGCACATATCAACAGTCTTTTCACTATTTCCAATAAGACGTGATACAAACTGTGCGAGGCATTTTGGAGTGTAATCCTGCTTTTTATCTTTGCGGTCAGCGCAATAATATTGATAAATCTTCTGGAGCCAATCTATTGATAAATCATCCACTAGCTCATTAAATACCACGATTTTATCCGTATCATTGTTATCAACACATTCCATCAAGGCTTTACCTAAATTATCAATTGAATCTATTTTGAATATTTCAAGCGTCTTTTCAGACAGTTCTTTTAATTCAAGCAATACACTACCTCCTCTCACTCAAAAACTCGTCCAGACTCATCACTTCCCTAAATCTCCGCCATGTTCTCATGCGCAGCCCCGGCACTGCCCCACATATTCGGCAGCTTTACCTCACCATTCCCACGCTCCATCAGGTACTCGGCGTAGTTTTTCACGATCCTGTGCGACAGGGCCGTCTGGAGCCCGATCTGCTCCTTCACCATGTATTTATCCACATACGCCCTGAAGTCCTCATTCAGACTATAGAGCATGTTCATGCTGGTGTACTGGTCCATTTCAATTGTTCTCCTTTCTCCGGAAATACTCTGCCGAAGCAACGAGCATATCCAGCAAAAACTTTTCTTTGTTCTCGTTAAGGGATCCTTTTATCCGGTCATAGATTTCCGTTTCATCGTCAACGAATCTTTGCCAGGACTCCTTATCGTGCGGCGGAGCTGACTCCCAGCGCTTCATAAAGCTCCACCATGCTTTTACCGCTTCATACATCCCACAGTGCCTCCTCCAGCTTCTCGTATTCGTCCGTTGTCATGATCGACACATATATGCCCGGGTGATGTTCCACCCATCTCTTCTCCACCGTCTCCCTGACCACGAGTGCATCATCTTTCCAGAAGCCGAACAGCGTCATACAATCTTTGAGCATTTTTTGAAGATTATCTGTATCGGGTTTTTCCTTCCGCCACTGTCCATGGGTATGGCTGCCGCCCCGGATTTGGAAGAGCCATTTGACTTCCAGCACCACCGGATCCGTGATCGGTTCCTGCGGAGCGTACTTTGCGAGTCTTGCACAGATCGATGCTTTTGCTTCCTTCAGCTCCTGAGGATCATAAAAGACCGGTTTGCCATTCCTGACCATAACCTTGTGTTCCTGGGCGGTAACTGTCGGCGGATCCATTGCAAGCCTGAAATACACGCTCATCGGTTCTGCTCCCAGGTATTCACATCGCCGTTGATACGGAAATATGTTTCTTCGCTGCCATCATCATGTTTGCGTGTATATACACAGCTGGCCAGTATGTCGATATTCTCTGAAATCCGATCAAGCACATCCAGTAGTTCATCAAATTTTTTTTCTGTTATTTTTTCTGCCATTTTTTTCTCCTTTCTCACTTCGCACGCAATCGCGTGACTCTTCTCTAAACGATGGGTAAAGGGTGTTTTTATAACCCTTTACCCTTATCTTTAGATAAGGGTGGTTTGGTTTGGTTTCGCTATTTGCAAACCCTATAGGGTTCGGTTTTCGGCGGTTTTTGCGCCGCAAACCCTATAGGGTTTAGGTTTGGTATTTTGGTGCTCTTTAGACTAAACCAAACCCTATAGGGTTCGGTTTGCCAGAAATGCAAACCGAAATCGTTTTTGGGTTTGCACCGTCTGATTTTTAGGTTCGCTCCTGAACAATGACATATTCGATATCGTTCTGCCTGACGATTTTGATCGGTGCATTTTCACTTTTTGCGAGTTTCCTGATAGTATCTTCAGAGAATCCGTAATCGCCGCCGAAATACTCAGCCAGCTCTTTGACCGTAGGCGGGAGATCACCTTTTAAAAGCGAAGCAACGTTCATGATCCTGTCTATGCGGCGCTCTTTTTTCTCGGCTATCCTGTCAAGCCCCATCTGCGAGCGTTCCTTTTTTGTATACTGTGAGTTGTTTTGTGGTCTTGCGCCATCTGTCCCTCTCGCATTTTCCAACCCTTTCACTACATAGTGCACCGGGTAATTAAACACTAGCTCTGTAGGGCTGATCGGCGGAAATTCCCGGAGCGATGCTTCCATACGCATATAAAACGCATAGTCGTGAAGCTCAAGGTCTTCTCTCTCCGGTACAGTCACTTCAAGAGGCATCCCGTCCTTGTTAAAAGGAGATATCTCCAAAAGGTCCACAATGGCATCCGGATCTCTGGCGAACACTCCCGACCCTGAAGACCGGTTCTGTGCTGCTGTGTTTTCGCTCGCACTTTTGTTATGGTGGTGGCAGAATATGACCGAACACCCCTTAGTGGCTGCCAGATTATCAAGGGTATTACAGAATTCAGATACGACCTTTGCATCGTTCTCATCTCCCAGGAGCGTTTTATATATGGGGTCGAGGATCACGACTCCATACCCGCCTCTTTCCACCTTGTGCTTAACCCCGGGAAGAAGCTCTCTGAAGGGTTTCGCCATACCGCGGAGAGTCAGCACATCAAGCATACCGCTCAGTAGTTTCGGGTCTATGTGCAGGTGAGTGCATATCTCTCTCAGCCTGTCTGTAAAAGAGTCCCGGGCAAGCTCAAAATTTATATATAAGACCTTATTTTTTGAGCAATAATGTCCGAGCCAATTCCTGCCCAGAGCTATATCTATGGCGAGCTCGATGAGCAAAAAGCTCTTTCCCGCTTTGCTTGCTCCGGTAAGTATCATCTTGCGCCCCTGCCTCAGGATCCCCGATATCACCTCCGGTGAGAGTTGCGTGTTAAAATTCTCTTCGGTAAATAAATCTTCCGGATCCGGTAGGTCATCCATCTCCTCACTGATCCATTCCTCCCATTCCTCGAAGCTATCAAATTCGCTCGTATATTCCACGATATGCTGCCAGTTATCCCCGCGCTTTATGCCGGGGAGTCTTGAGAGCCTTGAAGCGTTCTTATTCTGGCGGTCTACCTTGAGACCGTACTTATCGCATATCGCGTAGAGCTTTTCTGTGCGCTTTTTGAAGATCTCTTTCGTAGGAGCATCTACCTTTACTATGGCGTGGAGTGATTTGCCCCCTGAATTGACCAACACCGCCACAGGGAGCTTCATTTCCTTGATGAGTGCGTTCTGCATAGGTATGTCTACCACATCGGACTCTACCAGCGCGTACTTGTAAGCCGTGACATTGTCATCCCTGACACCCTTCCCGTCCATGGGGTTGAACCGGATCCATGCACCGCCCATCGGGTCATAATCTCCCAAGGCCGCGCCTATGTCCTTCTTGTGTTTGGTCAGATCCTTCAGCAGCTCTTTCACATTCCGCGTAAAGCCTTTGCCTGAAGGCTTGTACTTACCGTCTTCGTCCTTAAAAGACTTCATCACTATGCAGACATTCTCGTCCATCTCGAATAGCGCAGTAAGATATGCGGATATCTGTTCGTATGGATCCAGATCTTCCACAACCTCGATTTCTTCAGGCTCGACCCATCCGAGGTCATATTTATCCACGCCGATCTCATCGTCCCAGTCCAGAAGCTCCCAGCCGTCCTTATCCGGATTGTAGCCGAAATCCTTCGCATATTGAACGATAGTGCCGGCTGTCACCGGCTCACTGCTTCCGTTAAAACTCATCCATTTTCTTTCGCATTCGCCTTCCTTAAACCGCGAGTCTGTTCTGCTCCATGCTTCCCATACGGAGCAGGGATAACCCTCGTGTTTGAGAGCCATCCCTACATTTACCCACTGCTGGTACTCAAGGGAAACGCAGGGGATATGGTCAAGGTATTCGGCAAGATTTATCTCATTGTCCATGTTTAACTCCTTTGTGATTTAGGTATATAGGTCTCCGGATCTATCGTATACGGGAGCGCCCAATGGTGTGCCGCCAGATACTTGACGATCACCTGCGCATCATCGAAAGTCCATGTGCCTACATCATGGAACCCGAAGCGTTCCAGGCATCTGATCTGTTTAGCCGTGGTAAGTCCGGAACTTGCACGCTTTATCAGTCTGTCGAGGAGCATCGAGGCATATCCCTTTGACATATCCTCCCCGGGGTTTATGCCGAACTTCTCCAGAGCTTTTATCTGTCCTTCCGTGGCATCCTCAAATTCCCAACCAAATGTAGGCTCATAGTCCTGAAGATCCTCATCCGCGATAGACATCTCGAACTGGAGCGGATCCACGAGCTTTGATCTCTTTGCCCGCTGTGCCCGAAGCTCCCTCGCGAGTGCCGCTTCTCTTTGTGCCTTGGCATCCTCCATTATCTCTTTGATGTTCTCTTCGCTGATCTCAAACTCTTCGCCGGATTCTGCCATCTTGTCATCTATAAACTTCGCAGTTTCCTCCTTTTTGCATATGAGGCATGTCGGACGGCACAGCTCGTGCTTCCTTGTCAGCCACAGAAAATCAAGTATCAGCAGATGGTCCTTGCCCTCGCAGAGTCTTGTCCCGCGTCCTACCATTTGGGTATAAAGGCTCCTTATCTTCGTGGGGCGGAGTATCACTATGCAGTTCACGCTCGGGCAGTCCCACCCTTCCGTAAGGAGCATCGAGTTGCACAGAATCCCGCGCTTTGCTTTGTCGAATTCTTCGAGTACCTGAGCGCGGTCTTTTGAGTTACCATTCACTTCCCATGTGGGGAGCCCTCGTTTAGCCAGCTCATCCCGAAACTCCTGCGAAGTGCTCACAAGCGGTAGGAACGCTACAGTCTTCCTATCTGAGTAATTCTGTGCTATAATATCCGCGATCTGGTCCAGATACGGAGCCAGCGCATCTCCCAGGTCGCCACTTGCATAATCTCCCTGCTGTGTCCGCACGGCGGTGAGGTCGATTTTGAGGGGTATCGTCTGCGCCCGTATCGCGCACAGATATCCCTCTTTTATTGCCTTCGGCAGGGGATATTCATACGCAAGGCTTTCAAAGAACTCTCCGAGGTTCTTCATATCGCCACGATCAGGCGTGGCAGTCACTCCCAGTACATTCGCATTGAAATACCCGAGGATCTTCTTGTAACTCTCTGACAGGGCGTGATGGGCTTCGTCCACTATGATGGAATCAAACTCATCCGGGTCATATTCTTCGAGGCGGTTATCTCTCTGGAGAGTCTGCACCGAGCCCACCACAACGGGGAGCATTGTCCCCGCTGCGTGGCTGTCAGCCTTTTCAAGTGCCGAGTTTATCCCGGTTGCTTTCATCAGCTTATCCGCCGCCTGATCAAGAAGCTCTCCCCGGTGTGCGAGAATGAGGACCTTGCCGCCCTTATCCACCCTGCGCTGTGTCACCTTCGCAAAACAAATAGTCTTGCCACACCCTGTAGGAAGCACAAGCAAAGTGCGCCTGTGCCCCTCCTGCCATTCCTTCTCGATAGCCTCAACCGCCTCATTCTGGTAAGGTCTCAGCTCCATCACTTGCCCTCCTTAGCATAAAGCGTTGAGATCCTGTTGGACTCCTTGCCGTTGTATTCCTGAACCTTGACAGAGCATCTCCCGGTGCTTCCCACGAGATCGCCCCATCTCATGGGAGTCTTTTCGCCTTTGTTCTTAAGCCCGCAGGCCTTGAACAGGCTGGCTATCATGCCCTCCATCTTCCTGCACAGGTAGTACCGCTCAAATACCAGAGCCGTCTTATCTCCGTCCTTGATCCTGAAGGTCACAATTGCCATCTTGCAGGCGGGGAGCTTGTCGGATCCGCCATAACTCGACCGCTCAAGGTTTACGACCTCGAAGTCGTACTTGCCTGCGGGTAGCACGGTAAAATCATCACCATCTTCGATCTCGTCATCCCAGTCGAGGAGCTCATCGTCATCGTCCTCAAAATCAAGCTCATCATTGATGTTTTTGTTCTTCTCTTCACTCATTGTAGATTCCTCCTTGTTTATGTTTTGGTTTATTCCTCAAACGGAAGCTCTGCTTCCAGCTTGGCGCGGTTCTTTATAATTTTCTTAAGCAGTCCCGGGAAGCTCTTCACAAGCTTGCGGCAAAACTCCGGGGAGTAATCCTCGATCTTCACCGTTGCATCATACTGTGAGTTCTTAAGAGCTCCCACAGCTTCCTGCACTTCCCAGTCTGTTACATTGTTCTCGATCATCAGCGCTTTAAGATCGTCAGGGATCTTAAGCGCCTCCACTACATTCTCCCTGGTCTCCTTCTGTTTATCAGAAAGCGTGGGCTCGGGCTGTTTCTTTTCCCTCTCATCCTTTTTCTCTTTAGTATCCGGAGATTCTTTCTCTTCCTTGTCCTTCTCGGGTACCGAAACGGTATCCGAGCTTGTGAAGATATGTGCTATCTCCTTAAAATCAAAGGGCATCTCATCCGGCAGGCCGTGGCGGTTCTTCGCATCCCAGCAGGGGTGATGCGTAGCATACATGACTCTCTTGTTGCCCTGGGCCTTTTTACTCTTGGTCTTGGAATCCTCCACCACATAGGTCTTATAATTCCCGAAGAGCACCACATCAGCCCACTCTTTTACCATGGCTTTTACCTGCTTTGACTGGAGCTTAAGCTCCCACCTGTCAAAAGCGCCCATCTCGTTGGGGAGCTCCTGCTTGCGCATTGCTGCATGTGCTGTCATGATCACATTTATTCCCTTCTTTACGATATAATCGAGCCTTGTGAGGAGCCTTTCGAATTCAGCGGTAACATACCGAGAACCCTTTCCATAGTCCAGCGTGAGTATGTCCGCTGTCTTATGCCGTTCGTTGAGCTTGTGGATGCAGGCGTTCTCCGCCCAGTCCACGGTATCGATCACGAGTGTCTTGCAGCAGTCCGGATGGTCTATCACATACTGAGCCGCATCAAGGATGTTGTCCCAGTTGCTCATATCCGCGTCGAATCTCGCCACATCAAGCATTTTTGTGCTGTCCTCTGTATCGATGAATAACGGATCTTCTGCTTTACTGGCAAAGGTTGATTTGCCGAACCCTTCAGGACCATATATGATCATCTTTAATGCTCCGGGTCTTTTTCCCTTGCTTATCTCCATTTCCTTTTATCCCTCCTTTATCTTTTCTTTTCACTTCCATTCATCATCCTCTGCCAGTGTAGGCTTGCCGGCAGGCTTGTCCACCAGAGCCCCGAGGACTTCCGTAAATTTATCCTTGCCCATGAGTTTCTCCATCTCGGTGATGGTCTTCGCCTTCACGGAGCTGACCTTTTCCAGTTCAAAACCTGCCGATATGCAGGCACTGATGATGTCCTTATCCTTCACGGTGTACTTCCTGCGGCTCTGACCTTCGACGATCTTCCATCCGGGGAGCGTGTCACCGCTCTGGATCCGCTCGATAGCCCCTTCCTTAAGGTCATTAACCCAAGCGGTCAATCCGTCAACCTGATGCAGGATCTCAGCGATCTCACCTGCTGAAAGAGTGTTCTTTTCCATGTACTTTGTGACACTCATGTACTTCTCCGCCCTTCCCTTGCAAACCTTCTTCGCGGGGCAGAATGTGCACCACTCCCCGGGAGCGACAGGCGCATCATCAGTCTGTGTCAGTTTGGCAGCAGGCCCGACTACATTCGAGCCCCACGAGTACAGATCATCTGCTGTGATGAAGTCCTCGCTGATGTTGCCTGCTCTCGGCTGATATATGGTCATCTGAACATCATTGATGTGATATTCCTCATCCAGAGCCGCAAGAGCTCCCAGAGCGTAAAGCCGAAGCTGTGGGTTATCCACCGCAGAGACCTTGACACCCTTCCCATACTTAAGGTCGATGATGTGGAGTTTTCCCCACCTTGCGATCACGACATCTGAAGTCCCAAAGCCATCGGGGATCCACCTGGTAAGGTCAACCCGCATCTCTGTCCTGAGCATCGGCTCAGGATCCACCTCGCGCTCTTTCGCATACTCTCTGTCAACAAAGTCCGCATATCTTTTTACATCCTCAAGCATCTCCTGAGTGGAGTAATCGAGCTCGGGATGGTTTGCGTAGAACCTGTCGATTTTCCCGACATGTTCCTGCGGGATCTCTCCCGTATCGATAAGCGCCTCGCCTGCCTCGTGTGCCAGTGTGCCCTCATCCGCGTAAATACTTCCCTTATCCGGGAAACCCTCGGACATCTTCACGGATCCCGGGCAATTCATCCACCTGTGTGCCCCGGAACAGCTCAGGAGTGCATGAGGCCGTTCTGCTGCTGTTTCCTTTTTCATTTGCCGTCATCCTCCTCCTTAAAGTCCAGTCTTGCGCTAATCCAGCGCCATACCTCGTCCACAAATCTCTGCGCATAATGCGCAAGGTTCTCCGGATCCTTGTTATTCGGATCGTTCGCCACCTCTTGAAAATACTGGAACACAAGTTCCTTCATCCCTCTTCCCATGATTTAATCTCCTTTCTTGCTTGTTTCATTCTTCTTCCGTTTCCGGATCTCCTTTATTGCTTTGGTCATCCGCTGACTGCGTTTGTAGTACATCCGGCGGAACCACTCCGCCAGCTCTTCCTCATCCAGGGCGAGCTCGTCCATAAGATCCTGCTGGGTGATACCGTACTTCCGGATATCTTCGATAAAGCCCCTTCTAAGTGAACGATAGTTATCCTCTACGGTCTTCTGTGCTGTTTTCTTTGCTTCCCTGATTACTGCATCCGGTGGCAGTCCCATCAGGAAGAAGCTGGCATACTGGCTATGAAGCCATGCGATCTCGTGTTTGCACTCGTTTTCCAGAGTCTCCATCAGCTTATCTGGAATCTCCTCGCCGTTTTTCTTCCGGAGACAACCCGATATAGAATATTCCCGCATATCGTTATAAACCAGTGCTTCATAACGAACGATAACCTGTACAGAATCCTTGATGATTGCCGCCATCAGCTTCAGGACTCCGGGATCGTACATTTTCTTCGGATCCAGTTTCTCCGGAAATCCGAGCCGCTTCCATACCTCGCGGTCATGCTCGTCCTGTTTCTCAAGGGCTGATATGACTGACTTCGGAGTGTTAATGTCTATATACCTTCCGAAGTTCCGGTTATACCTCCGTACCGGTTCACCCGTGACCTCGCTTATTCTTACCCCTTCGGTTTCTTTATCCATGCCACAATCACCCTCCCCTGTGTCTGCTCCATGATCTGCTTTGCACTTTCCAGATCGGGCTGCCATATGTCTATGACTGTACTTTTGCCCGTTCCGATTTTGTCTAAGCATTCGAAGTATCCTAAATACTTTCCGTCTCTTGTCCATATCATCGCTCCATCGCCTATATGCTCCTGTGTTACTGCTGCAATGCCCTCGCGGACATGCGCGCCAGTGTATGTGATCGTGCCTGGGCAGGACTCCGGACAATAGCATGTCAGATACATTTCCTGTCTGCCCTGCGCCCTTGCCGGTCTCGGGAATAAGAGCAGGAACAAGAGCGCCGCTATCGCCGTGATGATGACCAGCTCTATGAGACCCATGCCTTTGTTGCCCCATGTCTTTATGTCTCTCCTGAAGAGCAAGAGCGCCGGAACGAGGATCCCGAGGACCGTAATGGTGTCCATTACATCACTCACTCGTCCACCCCCTTTATCATCTGCCATGCTATGATGGCAGGTGCTCCGATTATGTATAACAGAAGCAGATATTCAGTCATATTCTTCCTCCTTTCCGAAGCCCCCGAGAAGGTCTTCCAGATCATCCTTAGTGAAATGGAGCAGGCGGTGCATCTCCATAAGCTGTGTGAGGCTCACAGAGCCTCTAGTGATGGCCGCAGACAATCCCTGCTGAGATAATCCCATGCGGCCTGCAAGAAACTTCTGAGGCATTCCACGGCGCGCTATGATGCTTTTGATCCATCTGCACACCTTTGTCTTATTTCGTTCCTCCTGAGTCAGATAGGCTTTCGGCATTTACCCCACCCCTTTCAGAATGTCTTTCATCATCGCCCAACCACTGTCCAGGGCAACATTGATCCTCTTTTTGCCACCGCTTGCAAAGATTGCCGTGACAATTTCAAGTTCTTCGTCATAGTCCAGATCCAGAAGATCATGACACTGGCTTGTCAGCTTCAGGACTTCGCACAGACGCTCGCATATAAGAGCCTTGTTTTCTTCCATTTCATTCTTCCTCCATAAAAAACTCCATCGGTACATCAAGGAATTTCGCAATCTTGTAGAGCTTCTCTGCGTTGATTGAATATTTGCCATTCTTCCAAGATGAAAGAGTTGCTGTTGATATACCTGTCGCTTTATGTACATCAGAAGGTCTGTACTTCCTTTCAAACAGCTGTGATTTCCGCTCCAGTGCGATTAGAAATTTCTGATATGATGGTTTCATCAGTCCTCCTCCTTCACTAACAGGTCATCGATCTTGCATCCGAGGACATCAGCGACTTTTTTCAAGGTCTCAACATTTGGCGTGCTCCCGTGCAGGAACCACTTGCCAATTGTTCCGTTGGCAATTCCGGCCTTCTGTTCCAGGACTGAAATGTTTAAACCCTTCTTTATTACCTTTGCCCTTAAAATCTCTTCGTTTATCATTTTTTCCTCCTTTCCACTAAATGTATGTGGCTAAGCCCCAATATCTAGCGGTTGAAAAATGATAGAAAGTATTCTATATTGATAATGCCAACTACAATATGAGAGGTATCTTTTTTCTACCGCTAGAATTTTCGCTAGTCGTCATAGATGATAATACTAGATACCCCTCTACTTGTCAATAGATTTTTTTCGAGTAAAGGAGAAAATTATGGATACAGTAGACAGAATCAGAGCACTATGCCAAAAAAATGGCATGTCGATCACCAAATTAGAGGTGGCTTTAGGTTATGGGAATGGCTCTATCTCAAAGGCTGGCACAAATGCGATGCGTTCTGACAGGTTAATGGCCATCGCCGACTACTTTGGTGTAACAATGGAATATCTCATGACCGGCAAAGAAGAAACATTCGACGAGGCTTCCGATCGTCTGGAAACTGATGCAGGGTATTTGTTTTATCTTTTGAAAGATATGGGCTATACCTTCGACAGCGATGCGGACGGCCATGTTATCGAGTCGTTCGATAAGAGAAGAAAATACACCCTTTCAGGTGATCAGTACGAAGCATTATCTAACCTTATAGAAAATTCGGGGAAAGCCATCATATCTAAATTCGTTTTTGAACAGACCAAATCCGAAGCAGTCCGAGAGAGTCCGAAGCAGTCCGATCAGGAGCGGGAGCTGCTGAGACGCTTCGTTCTGCTGGATCAAAACGATAGGGACAAACTGTCAGCATACCTTGACGGTCTTCTGGCGGCAGAAAAATACGATAAAAAAGAACTTTTCGCGTGATTTGTTTATAATTTGTTCACAAATGTATGATATAATCCCCTTACAAACCGCCCATTACGGTTAGAATATAATGGACTTGTATGTTTAACTTCCGCGAGCGACGGGGTGCCATTGGCGTAGAATATCGCTCACTTGTAAGGGGGATCTGCATAGGATTCCCCTTTTGCTTTCTGGAGGGAATATAGGATTTATGCAAACAAAAACCCCGGAGCTGTGGCATACTCCGGGGAAATCTCATAGCACCCTTCCTGTTATTTGCGGTAGAAAGGATAAGGTTATTATATCATGAGCTTAAGAAAATTGCCATCGGGCAAATATCAATTCAGGAAAACTATCGATAAGAAGGAGTATTCCGTTCTACTGGATCACAAGCCGACTTCAACGGAATTGAAGGAAATCGAATTTTCTTTGCGAGAAAAGGTTAGAACATATTCCAATGATCGCATAACCTTCCAGAAGGCCGCAGAAGGTTATATCAATGTAAAGAGCAACATTCTATCGCCTTCCACCATCGTGGGCTACTATAAGATGCTCAGGCAACTCTCCGAGAGCTTCAAGGAGACTTTGATAAACGACATCGACCGGATAACCATACAAGCGGAGATAAACCGCCTGGCGGCTTCCCTGAGCCCTAAGAGCGTATCAAATATCTCCGGCTTTATCGCTCCGGTACTAGGGATGTACCGTCCACAACTCCAATATAAAATCACACTCCCAGCAAAGGAAATCGTTGAGCATTATGTACCGACTGAAGCGGAGATGAAATCTATTCTGGAACATGCGAAGGGAACCGAGTATTATATCCCTTTTACTCTCGGAGTGTTCGGCCTGCGCAGATCTGAAGTCTGCGCTCTGGAACTCTCCGATCTGGAAGGAAACATTCTCCATATACACAAAGCAAAAGTATTAAATACTGATAATCAGTGGATCATCAAACATTATAACAAAACCGATGAAAGCCATCGGGATATCTATATCCCTGATCAGATAGCAGACATCATCCGCGCACAGGGATATGTTTACAAATATCTCCCCGGGGCAATCTATGACCGGTTGCGACAGGTGCAGGATGAATTGAACATTCCACACTTCAGATTGCATGACCTCAGGCATTATTACGCATCATACGCTCATGCTCTGGGCATTCCTGATGAATATATCATGAAACAGGGTGGATGGAAGACAGACCATGTTATGAAGCGGGTATACCGCCATGCCTTCCAGAAGGAATATGAAGAAGCTGCTGCGAAGTTCGCGGATAGTTTTTTGTGATGAAATCCGTGCCAATTTCATGCCAAGATTGTGCCAAGATTTATACAAATTATGCCAAATTTTACCTCAAATTGCGGATTTAAAAGAAGATTTAACAAAGCTGAAACCCCTTGAAAACACTGGCTTTACAGCAATTCCAAGGGGTTCCGTAAAGATGCGGACAAGGGGACTTGAACCCCTACAAAATATCGCAAGAATCCTTATTCTATGCGGTTTTTGTTTTTCTCATGCCAAGTCTGTGCCAAGATTAACTCCGTAGCTCTGCCCAGGTCTTCGGTCCCACGATGCCATCTCCGCGCAGTCCTCTCATCTTCTGGAAGGAAATAACGGCGATCTCCGTGAGGGACCCGAATATGCCGTCAACAGCGAGGTGCGCACCATAACCATAATTGAGCAGAGTCTGTAATTCTTTGACATATCCGCCCTTACTGCCCTTCCTAAGTGTCGGATATGCTCCTGTGGTGCTCTGTGGAGCTGATTTAGGCGGGTTGTATGACTTATCCCATGAGTCGAGCCCATACTTCTCTACCGTGGCACACAGCGTGCTCACATAGGTGCTGGAAGTGGCATACCCGTCAGCCTTTATCAGAGTAGCGTATTGTTTGTAGTCTGTTGCACTCTTCAGGTTGGCATATCTCTTGCCGGAGATGAAATCATAATAGCCTCTGACACCCTCTGCTATATCCTCGTATGCCCTGAAGTTGTCCCGTATCGTGGTCAGCGTGCCGGGCTTATATTCCTCTTTGGTCTTCATATTGACGGATGCACCCTTCCAGGATGATGATGTCTTTATGCCAAAAAAGTTAAAATATTTACTTGCTAAAATAGATTTTCCTGCGGCGCTTTCAATAATTGCTTGAGCTATAACAGCAGCGCATGTATGATAACCCCTTTTCTCCGCTTCAGTTCTTATCAACGGGGCTATTTGTGAAACAAACTTTTCAACATCCTGTTTTGTATAAGTAACCATATATGCCTCCTTATAATACTTCAAATGCTCTTTCAACAGTCCAATGAAGATTAACAAGCCTTTGTCTAACTTTGCTATATGATAAGTTTAGTTCATAACACCATTGAGGGAGAGGCTTGGTTATTTTTTTGTATGTGATGTAAATTGTATTTCGTCTATTCCAACATTGTTCTCTTTGAGTTATCCATCTGCAATTATCTGGCTGATAATTTCCATTATTATCAATCCGGTCAATAGTTAAACCCTTTTTATATCCATTTGAAATAGCCCATTCATAAAAGTTTTCAAATGAATCGACCCATTCATCACAAACTTTGATGCCTCTTGCGCCATAATCTTTGTAAGCTTTTGAATTTACATTATTGCATCTGTTCCCTATTTCCATCCAAACATTATGAATGCTTTCTCCACAATGCCCGTGGGTCTTGTGCCTTTCTATAGTTTTTTCTCTTCGATAACAACCACAAGATTTTATTTTACCATTAACAAGATGGCTTGCCCTTACTGAAGTTATATTCCCACACGAACATTGACATTTCCAAAAAATATCATGCCCTGATTTTTCAATATCTTTTGATAATACTGTCAATCGTCCGAAAACATCACCATATTTAAGTGCTCTTGTGTACCCCATATGCACCTCCTGTTTTTATACAAAAACACCCCGGACAGGCGTAAGAACAAAGCATATACTTTACTGCGACATTAACGAGCCGCTTGACCATATCCGGGGTGAATTGTATCAGTTTTACTTTGTCTCCGTTTTCATAGCCAGCACAGCCGACTCGATGAGGATATTAAGCTGCTCATCCGTGATCTTGATATTCCTGGCATTCAGCCAGTCCGTCACAGCCTTCAGGACAAACTTTTTCTTTGTAGTCCCTGTTTTCGGGTCGTTGTAAATCTGTTCCGCAGCATAAACGCAGGAATTTATAAACCCGGTGATATTCTCATCAATATGGTTCTGCACTACGGTCTTTAATGCCGGTACGATGTAATACGCCACCACAAGCCCTGTGATGGTCGCTACAAGCCTTGCTATATCAAATACTATATCATTCATCTTTTCCACCTCCGATCACGCATAGAATTGTTAGGAGCAGTATCAGAACAACTACTATCATTGCATCCACCATCGTCTCACCGTCCTTTTACCCTTGCAGGAATCTGTCTCGGCTCGTTGGTAAGAGCGTTACGCAACAGCAGATAACCGCCCGACAGCTTCTCCCTTCGCCAGTTATCCGGGTCAAGCCCCCACGAATGAACAATCTTCCTCTCGTTATATGTCAACTTCTTAGGATTCTTCATTTTCATCCTCTAAAATGGTCTGTCCTGTCTTGATTATGTACCCCACTTCGCCACACTTGCATTCTAATTTTTTCAGCAATGTATCTTTGGGATATACGCCAATATATCTATGCAAGCATTTCAAACATATAAGTTCTGCTACTTCGTGAGGTAGATTCTTTTCAATTTCACACATCACGCTATCAATCTTCATCTTTGCCCTCTTTCAGTTTCTTCGCTACCATTATCACAGCCATAAAGCCGCCCTCTGAACCACAGCAGGCAAAGAAGCACCGCACCAGTTCATCGGGTATGCTCTGATAAGCGCAGAATATCACGATCATGGTTATGGTGAATGTCAGGATCGCCACACCCATCAGAGCAAGGATGATATCCATGGTATGATATTCTTTCTTTTTGAGCCTATTTCGCCTCATGGTGCTCCCTCAAATGCTCTATCTTCCCATCGAGCCTTTCAAGCCTTGCCATAAGCTCCTGAATCTTTGCCTCTGCCGTGGTGATCCTGTCACCGAAAGAATTATGCCTGCGCACTTCATCGGTAAGCTGTTCGATCTTCTCATCGGTGACAGCCTGTGCCGTGATAAGCTGTGTCTCTATTTTTTTGTTTGATGCTATGTTCGTCAGCACCACTCCAAGTATGGAACAACCGCCTGTGATCAAAGCCACTATAACTGCGTCTGCCATCAGCTATTCTCCTCTGTGGTTTCCTCGGGGGTTACGGGTTCAGGCTGAACAACCGGTCTCTTCCAGTATCCGACACGGAGTTCCTTGTCAGGCTCTTTCTCGGATGCAGGATAGAACGCCCGCAGGTATTCCGAAGCGTAGTTCTCATTTTTCATAGCACCACCCATCTTTGAGTGGAAGTTTGCGATAGCATCCGTCTCGTTGTCGTACTCATAAACTCCCTTTGCATCGGGTGTCTCATCCATATAAGTTGTGATTTCGATAAGATAGTATTTCATTTTTCATTTCCTCCTTGAATTAAAATGTTTGTTTTATTTTAAAAATGCAAAGTAAAACTTGTTTGCGGGCCTATAACAGGATTATAAGTAGTGATATTTCCCGTCGATGAATCGTAATCTTTATATGATGCTGAATACGGAGTTGTAGAAAAATCTAACAAAATTGTAGAACCCTCAAAATTAGTATCATCTAACACATTACAAACAGAAAAATAGCATTTTCCAGCGACGGTGCGATAGGAAAATCTAAAAAACTGCTTTCCATCCATGTCAATATAAGTTGAGCCTTTTAACGCTGACAGCGAAGTAATTTGTCCCATCAGATCAACTAAAACCTGACTTATGGTTTTAACATCATCACCAACTACAGTTATTTCGCCAAATGACAAACTGTCTTTTTTTAATATAGCCATAAAATCTCCTTTCTTTTTAATCAATGAAACTAGCGTTTTATTGTTACTTTACTAAAATCTTACAACGGTTTCCGTCAACAGCCATTACACGGTATCCAGTAGAGCCGCCATCTGTTGCTATTCCGTTCGCTCCGCTTATCGCAAAGCCGTTTACCTTGCACGACCCGTCACTCTCGACCCACAGCTTACCGACAAGTCCCACGGGTGTTCCAGGGTTATCCTTGTCACCGATTATCGCAGGATTCTCACTCGTCACACCGAGGATGTAATCATCCCCGGGCTGTGCAAGTCTTATCTTCTCGCCGTCAAGCGTTACAAATCTTCCTTCGGGGCAGTCCTCTATGCTTTCAAACATCTCTGCATAGTCACTGCCGTTTACGGTGATGATGCCCTCTACGATTAAGTTGCCACCGGTATTAGACGAAGTGGAGGGGTTATATTTTTTGTAAATTGTCAGTGCTCCATCAGTAGTGAAGTCTATATCCCCCGCTACATCAGCATATAGTCCGCTCTGGCTGTTCAGGTTAATCTCTCCGGTACCGGTAGTCTCTATCGTAATGCTCTTATTATCGGCTGTCAGATTCAAGCCGTTACTGTTAAGAGGCTTGATGTCTTTAACGAAAAGATTATCATCAACATAAAGATCTCCATTTTTAACTTGGGTATCACCTTCCAATATAAGCCTTTCGTTATTGCCATCCTGATATATACTGGATGAGCTGTGGTCATCTTCCGAACTATAACCATGGAATATAATCTTTCCGCTGATTCCGTCGCTCTGACTTCCAAGCTGAAGGATCTCCAGAAGAGTATCATCATCCGCGAAATCCTTTAAAATCAGATGATCATATATTTCTATCTGAGTAGGTCTAACATAGATTCCCTGTGCAGGCTCTCCGGATCTCCATACATCCAGACTTACATAGCCGTTTGACGGATCCAAGTACAAGCGGCTTTCATGCGCTGCTCCTGATCCATAATTAACACCGGCAAAAAGCCCGTTGGGATTGAGTTCGGTTATCGAATTCGAATTGGAATCGTTGATAAACCTGAGCTTGCATGTCTGAAGGAACTGCATAAAGTCCAATACGCCCCGGATCTGTCCGCCGTTGTTATCTACATTGGAAAGACTCATATTCCGAAAATTCCGGTCAAGAGCTTCAATAGCATCGTTAAGCTTTTGGAGATTTGCCGCCGACAGCGGAGTGTCTAAAGCGGTCTCCTTGTTATGCCAGGTAAAATTACTGAACACAGGATTATAAGGTGTGCTCATCGGTTCGTCCTCCTTTCTAATCTAATCTCTGTGCGAAGCTGTCTGTAAGAGCCTGCACGCCTTTTAAGGTTCTATTGAAAATGATCGTCATCTCTGTGTCGCTGATGAGTAAGGTATCGCCGCACTCCGCCCAGGGAGCACCAACATACTCATAATCGCCGGACCCGATGCTTATATCGCAGATCGCGCCCCATACATTGGCGTAAATGATATCCTTTATCTCATTCGACAGGACGAAGTTGCGCGTGATGCAGTTTGAAATATCATATATCTGTGCATTATCCCGCTGCTCTTCTATCACCGGTGCGAGCCATCCGTCTACGGTTTCGAGTCTCACACCCTTCCAGATCAGCGGCTTATCGAGCTTATACAGAGTCCGTTTCTTTATTTTTCCGTTAGTGGCGTCATAATCGACCACTTGACCATGATATGGATCCTGTTTGTAAACGAGCTGTGTTCTGATCTCCGCAGGGTACAGATTCTCTGACGGATACAGTGTTGTCTCCGGCCAGATCGGATGCACTATGGTCAGGAACTTCAGCTGACCGTATCTGTCTACAGTGAAGAATGCACCGTGAAGCTCTGCATATGCGGTTATCAGGTCTCTGACCTTAAAGGTCACATTCGAAGATGCTACAAACTGAAGGTTTGCGAATTCATCATGATACTGCCTTTCGATAATTCTTTTCAGTTCCATGTGCAACGGTAGATATGTATATCCGGTCTGCGGATCCGGCTCATCTGTAAGCTCTATGATCTTATTCCGTGAATAGAAGGAATTAAGATGAGGGATATAAAATCCCGACAAGAGTTCCAAGCCACTGAGCAGGTCATACGCCCAGCCCTCATTATGGTTGCTCGTGCTGATGAGCATTGCCCAGTCTCCGCCTATCTGGATAAACACACCATCCATCGGCTGTCCGTTATTATGCGCGTTGTAATACCACTGTGTATATCTGCTTACAAAGCCCGAACCGCTAGCGAGGGTATTATATGCGTAATACCATCTCATGTGGTTCTCGAACTGGAGATAGGTGTTATAGTCCGATGTAGCCCACCATTCCGCCTCGTCCGGATCGCCGTCGTAGCTCTTCAGGAGTCCATGCCGATAGAGGTTGTCATACATGTTCTTACGCATTGCTTCCCACAGGTCTACAAGCTTCAGATATGCGGCGATGCCATACCGCGAGTCACCGCCGTCTGTGCGCATCGTGTATATCCTGCCGCTGGTAGTGAGGTGCTGTCCCTTTACTTCGAGTGACCGCCCTGCGCTGTGAAATGCGCTGAAAGTGTATGCTCTGGTGCTGTCTCCCGGGAAATAGATCAGCGCCACTCGGTTATCCAAAATGCCGTGGACTCCTGAAGCGTTGTAAAGCGGTATCTGCGCACTGCTCTGGAAGTATGCCGCATTAACGACTGTCAGATCCAGATAAGACAGCTCGCCGTCCCCAAGGGAAGAATCGTACATCATCCCATCGAAAGAAGCACTTTTCAGCCTCCACATATCGAAATATGCAGAGCTATCCGGCTGAGGCGGCACACGGAATTTTGACTTCCAGTTCAGCAGGAGATTGTACAGTGAGCTATTATGGTACGCATTGATCCACTCCGTATATGCGCCTATGATCGTTACCGGATCGCCAGACGGCGAAGTCCCAGCCTGATATATCAGCCCGAAAAGAGCCTCGATCTGCCTGAGTAGGTTGTAGGCGTTATTCATGGACCTGTCACTCAGCCACTCGTATATATGCTGATACTGATCCTCAAAGTCGTAGATCGATATCTTTGACTTCACAAGGGTTACTGTGCAGCTTCCTGTCACCGGCATATTACCGAAGGTGTAGGTCTCTGTCTCTTCGTAGTCCCGAAGGATCTCAAATTCAAGGCTGTAATCCTTGTAACTCAGGTCGAAATCCATCCCCGTGAGCAAAGACAGCGTATTGATGATGTCGCTCATCGTCACAACAGCACCGCTCGCATAGCTTATCTCTTGGTCAAGGTCTGCGGAATACAGATCGTTGAACGCCTTCAGATGCCTTGTCCGTTTATCTGTAGAGAGCTCGCACTCATCAACCTTGAATATTCCCAGAGGGATACTGGTGCAGTCCTCCAGTCCGGTAACGGGCATGTTGAATCTCGTTGTATTGCTCGGGTACACCATGTACTGTGTTACCTGGGTGAGAGTGTTGCCATTCTCATCAGTTCTGGGAAAGAAAAAGCGGTTATTCCTTATCACTTCATCCTTCTCATAATGGTTGTACCTTGACGGGCTCGTGACGGTCGTACTGCCATATTTAAGCTGCAAATATGTCTGTACAGTTGCAGTCTCGTAGGCCTTCAGCCTTGCGTCCTGTCTATTGAAATCACAAAAGGCTATATCACCGATACCTGTGTCGTAATAAACAGGCGCACCGTCTACAAAATTTCTGCATACAAGGTACAGTTCAAAGCGTTTCCCTGTCAGGTCACTTAAGGTAAAAGGGAAATGCTCATCGATTATGAAATCAAATTCACAGGAAGCGGCATCCGCTGTCCCGAGTCTGATCTTTTTATCCGAGATGGATTCCTTCAACACAAGGCTCTGTTCCACGATATCCATATTCGTGAAATCGCTGATCATCTTGTCATCAGTTCCGAGCCAATGCACCCACAGAGCAAGGTGATGTTCATCACCTAATATTTGTTTTCTGATATCTTCATTTACGATGATCATCTTTAATACTCCGTCATGGTGATCTGTGTCTCTTCATACCAGATCGTGCTATCGAAGGTCTTCTTATGCCTGAAGACCGGATCGTCTATCTTGAACCACCCGAAAGAATAGCTCTCCGTGAGGTCATTAAAGTATCTGGTGTATACCTTGTCCAAGGTCTGGAAGTATTGCATCAGGATACTGTGCTCCGCTTCGCTATGCTCCCGGAGCTTAAATTGTATCTTTGTCCGTTTATGATCAGCCTGGTATTCGTGATACCGTCCATCTACATCAAAAAAACTTTCGACTACCCTCCGGCCTATCGGAGTGATAGACCAGGAAGAGCGGTCGATGTATTTGTTCGGGATAGGATCACTAAAGTCAAGGAATCTGATCAGATATCCGCCGTATGCCATATCATCCTCCATACAGTCCGGTGCCGGTGCGCTTTGAGTAGTCCCGGTTAGCGTCTACCGTGATCTTCACTATCGCGTCTTTATCAACACCGGCATTCACATTCATTACAAAGCCCTCAAGCCCTCGTTCTATGGCGCTTGCAACAGTATAGGCAAGAGTGTTCGTATCCATACCGCTGGGTGTCGTTACCACGGAAGCACCGGCTTTTGCTGTCTCATCCATGGCTCGGTTCACGGAATCTATAACAGCACTGCTGCTTGCTTCAATTCCTTCTGCCATACCCAGCATGGTATACTCACCTATTTCCTTAAACACCTTGGAAGGTGACTGTATCTTCAGGGTGGCGTTGGCTGTTGCCACGGCTTCCTCCGCCATGGCCTTTATCTCCGCCATGAGTGTGCCCTTGCCCTGATCGCTCTTAATACCTTCCACGATACCGGCAACGATATTCGCACCGACGGGCACGAACTGCTCTTTCCCCATGGACTTCTCTGCGGTCTCTACCGCCTCGGTTCCGACCTTCTCTATTGCCGTGGTGACAGCATCCTTGCGCCTGTCTATTCCTTCCTGTGTGGAAGTCATAGCCTTCTCACCTGTCTCGGTGAATTCCTGCGCTTTCTCAACGCTGGCATCCTTGGTCTCATCTACGACAGTCTCAACAGCTTCGGTAACACCTTCCGCAGTCTCCTCAACTCCGCTTATGGTCCCTTCGCTTACCGCCTTACCGAACTCTGTACCGGCATCAAGGTATGAGTTGGTGATCTCCGATGCCGTCTCTGATTTCAGCTTTGTTGCTTCGGCGAACTTCGTGGAATATTCCGCAAGCTGTGTCTCCGACATGGATAATAGCCCTTGGATATACCCTTCGGCTTCAGGGCCCATCTCGGCGAGTTGTTTGAGAAGTCCGTCATCGATGCCCTTTGCCGCAAGGGTTTCAAAATCAGATGCCCACTGTTCCAGAGCTTCAACCTGAGATGCAAGGTTCTCCTGCATGGTCTCGCCGGAGACAGCAGTGACTTCCTGATGTCTTTCCAGAAGGTTTATCTGTGAGTCTATCGATTTATTGACATTCTCGATAAATTCCTCAAGCTCTTCTTCCGTGAGTTTTAACTGTGTAAAGCCGTCTGCCGCGCCTGCTGCTGATGACCCTGCCTGTGCGCTCGCCTCGGCATTTACCCGTAAGTTCTCGGTAAGGATCTGCTCTTCTTCGTTCAGATCTTCGATAGCAGTCTCACACGCTTCATGCTCTCCCCGGAGCTCTGATAATGCGTGTCCCGCTTCAAGGTGTGCATCACGAGCCGCCAAAGCCGCCTCGGTTCCTGCCTCGACATCCCCGTTCCAAGTCTCCTGGATCTCGATCAGCCGCTCCTCTGCATCGGCATGAGCACTCTGCGCTTCCGTCAGCGCGTTCTCCGCTTCCGTGATCTCCGGTGCGAGCTTCTGTTGCTGAATCTGAAGTTCGAGCTTCTGCTTGGCAATCTCTGTGAGTCGTTCCTGCGCCGCCTCAGCATATGCCTGTGACTGCATAGCCGCTATATTTGCACGGATAGCCTCTGCATCCATGTTAAGCGCACCGGTATGCTCGTCTATGGCGAGGTTAAGTCCCGGATATGCCGCTTTAAGCTCGTTTATTATGGATGTCTGCTCTGCGACAGCCTCCGAGAAGCCCGGAGCGCTTGAATCCTGCCACTGAGCATTAAGCCCTATAAGGTCATCAACAAGTTTATTGCAGGCATCGCCCTGGGCGTTCAGATCGTCAATATTTGCCTTAAATGCCTCTTTTGACTCGTTGTATGATGCAGTTAGATCTCTGGTCTCTGACACAAGGGAGGATGTTTTCTTTGAAGCCTTAAGAGCTTCTTCACCCGCCTTCGCTTCTTCCTTTGCGAAGTTGACAAGAGCAACACCACATGCGGCTACGCCTGCCGCCACCGCGAGGATAGGATTAAGCGCAAGCTCCGCGTTAAGCAGCATGGTGGCGGCCTGTGCGCCCTCTGCTGCAACTTTGTATGTTCCCCATGCGGCTACGATAGTTTCTATCACGCTTGCTATCTCATCCGCATTGTCCACTACGGCTGTGATACCGTCTATGATCGCCGGCATATGGTCAACAAGCCCGTCTACGACCTCAACCATAAGCCTGCTGGCTGATTCACCGAGCCGTTCAAGAGAGACACCAAGGTCTCCATTCACAACGGCATCATTGAGCCTTGTGATGGCTTCTGTAGCGCCCTCAACGCCTTCCTTAAGGGAATCGTCAAACGCATCATAAGTCGATATCGCAAGACCTTCCAGAGCGCTTTGCATGATGGTTATCTTGCCCTTAAGGTTATCCTGCATCGTGTCAGCCATTGCTTTGGCTGTACCGTCACAGGTCGCAAGAGCGTTGGACAGCTTCTCGACATCAGAGGGAGCCGCGTTCATCAGGGCAAGAAATCCGCTCATGGCATTCTTACCGACTATGGAAGCCGCCGCGCTTGCCTTTTCGGACTCTGAAAGCTGGTCAAAAGCTCCACGGCAATCAGCCAGGATATCCGACAGCTCTCTCATGGATCCGTCTGCCTCGGTGGTCTTTATGACCATATCACCCATAGACTTGCTATGGATCGTCACATCCTTCGACAGCTCCGTCATGATACGGCGAAGGGATGTACCCGCGGAGCTCGCCTTTATCCCGGCATTAGCCATCAGGCCTATAGCTTCGGCTGTGTCTTCAACAGAAAAACCAAGAGAGCCCGCAATAGGTGCCGCATAGCTGAATGTCTCGCCCATCATAGCGACATTCGTATTCGCATTACTGGAAGCCGCCGCGAGGACATCCGCAAAGTGCGCACTGTCCTGAGCAGTGAGCCCGAACGCCGTAAGAGCATCGGTCACGATATCTGATGTGGTAGCCAGATCTTCACCGGAAGCCGCCGCCAAATCCATGACACCCTCAATGCCTGAAAGCATATCCTCCGTCTTCCAGCCTGCCATAGCCATGTAATTCATAGCCTCAGCCGCCTGAGAAGCGGAGAACATCGTGGATGCGCCCATCTGCTTTGCTTTATCAGTCAAAGCATCGAGATCACCGCCGGCCGCGCCCGATACGGCTGCAACCTTGTCCATAGCTGCCTCAAATTCGGATCCGGATTCAATGCACGCCTCACCGATCTGCTTTATGCCGTCTACGAGCTTATTAAGAGCCGAATAAAGTACCTGTGAAGCAAGGGCCGCCACAGCTATCTTTCCAAAGCTTGCGGTCTCTTCGCCTGCTTCCTTCGCTTCATTGCCAAACTCGTCAATGCTCTTTGCAGTACCGTCAGCGGACTTCTCCGCCTCGCTTAAGTATGCTCCTGTCTGGCTCAACTCCTCATCGAGCTTATTAAGTTCGATATTTGCATAGTTAAGGCTTGTTTGATACTTCGCTGTGGAAGCCTGCGCTTTGGAGTAATCCTGTTCGGCAATCTTTAACTGGTTAGAAAGCTGTTCAAGTTCCTGTTCCTGCTTAGCGATCTCTTCCGTTGCTTCCGGAGTGCTCTTCTTCAGGTCTTCCAGCTCTGCGTTTGCTTTGTCATAACTCTCACGAAGCGTATCTATCTTTTTAGCCGCTTCCTCTTCTTTCTTTGCGGAGTTATTCAGTGCGTCTTGATAGGTTTTGACCTTCTCCTTCTGTGACTCATACTGCTTTGAGAGAATATCAAACTTTGAGCGCAATGCTTCAACGCTGTTTGCCTGTCCCTTGAATGCAGATTCAGACAGCTTCATCTCAGAACGGAGCTGTTTCTGGTCGTTATTTATTCTTTTAATCGCCTGGTCAAATTCACGCTCGCCTGTGAGCTCGATCTTGACGCTTGCCGTACCTTTACCCGCCATATCATTCACCAATAAAATATGCCAATTTTATAAGTCATCAAGGCTCGCTACCTTGTAATCATCCATCGTTTTGTATATCATCTTCTTCGTTTCGAAGTTATATTGTTCTTTCCATGCCTCGAACATATCATGCCAGAAGCCGAAATACATGTGTTTCACCTCAGAGAATGAAAGCCCCATCCTCATGCCGATAACATATACCCAGCTAAAGTCTATCGGCTCCGGATCTTTTCCGGTTCCTATAGCCGGGGTTATTTTTTTCCGAACATACACCGGTTGTATTCTTCCACCACAAGCTCCCACAGCTCATACAGCGGGATATCACATTTGCGGATGATCTCTTTCGGATCCACGGGAGTGACTTCTTTGTTCTGAAGCCAACCGGTTATCTCAATGCCTTCGTTGATCATCAGCGGGAGGATCACATTTATCGCATGGATATCAAAGTGCTTTCGCACATATGCCGGAGTCCCATCGGGACCGTATACCTTGTTGCCATTCTTATCAAGCCTGTATTCCAGACCTTTCAACTTTCTCTCGTACTCAAATATATCGCTGTACTCTTTCTGTAATTCCTCAAGTACATATAAATCACACTTATAGGGATATTTCTTTTTGTCGATGGTCAGCGTTTTTAACTTTTCCATGTAAAATGCTCCATATAGAAAACCACGGACTGCCTTTTACAGCAGCCCGCGGTATTAAGAAGGTATTTTATGAACTGAATTACACAGTCCTCTCGTAATACTCGGTACCGTCTATGATCACGGTATCGCCGGTCAGATAGTAAACCGAGCCGCCCTTTACATACCAGCCTTCCGCGCTGGGATTCTCTGTTCCAACAGGGGTAACTTCGGTATAGGTTCCAGGGTCTGCACTTCCGCCGCCAAACTGAGCGAGCACCCAGTTATAAGCCTCTGCCGCAGTAGTGAAGTCAGGGGAAACGATCTTCCACTTATTATCAGACTCCTGAGCTACGGCCTTACCGGTTATAGCAGGAGTACCGAAGTTGATAGCATCGCCCTTTGTGGTGTAGGTCTGTGCACCTTCTGAGAACTTAACTTTCAGCAGCGCACACGCCTGATACTTCTTAACATTGCCCTCGATCTTATCCACGATGAAGCCGTAACCAACATAGGGCGAGGAATCATCTGCTTTGTGGATAACAGTCGGGTTCGTTCCTGTACCGCTGATGGTGTGCCCGAACAGGATCGTCGCCGCGCTATAAGGAAGCTGATCAATAGTCGTGCTGACATCAGCATCAGTGAACTCGCGAACATACTCAGCAAGACCGTTATCAGCGTAAAGGGATCCCTCCTTGGAGTTGGGAGTTACGCTAGTCTCGGTGAGCTTTCCGCACTGGAATATCTGGCCTGCTGCATAGGTATTATCAGCAATCCAAGGGGCAATGATCGGTTTAGATAATCCAAAATATGCCATTTTCTTATCCTCCTTGTGAATCAGACTGCCTTCTGGATATAGAACAGCAGTCGCCTTAATTGTATCGAGTCCTTTATATCTTCATCGTCCATAAAGGTCTGGATCGATTCGATATAATAATCAAGACCACGGAGATATTGTTTTATCGCCGCTTTGTCTGAAAAGTAGTTATAAGTCTCGGGGACATAGTACGATAACTGGATGCTGGCTTTTTCGATGACCACATCATTATCTGCACAAAGCTCCGGCTCTTCATTCTCGTAGGTGAATACCGCGAATCTATTCTCTTTTCCCTTGTAGATATCCTGTTTCACAGGACAGCCCAGCACTTGCGAAAGAGCAAGCAGCTCTTTATTAAGATTCATGTTGCACCCACCTTTTTGTTGTAGACTTCCTGCACGATATCAAGGACTTTGCCTTCAGCGGCCTTGGCTCCACGATCAAGATACGGCTTTGCCGCCTGATGTGAATTGCCGTGTTCAAGCCACCATGCGATATCGTTATTTGTAACATTCCTTTTTCCTCGCCCATCGGAGCGCTTGCTCTTGCTCCTCTTCTTGGGTTTGCCGTAAGAAGCAACTCCCATCAGATAAGCACCGCCGCCATTGGACACTTTTTTGACGCCGCCTTTCCACGGCTTAAAGGACTCGATCAGATCGGTCCGCGATTTGTCCTTGATGACGGCTCGCGCGCTGTCCTGTACAGACTTTTGCAGTATAGGCGCTGCCTGTTCCAGAGCTTCGTTTGCGATCTCCGAGAAGTCAGAGTCTAACAAGCCGCCCAGGAAGTCCGCAGGAATGTCATAGCTGAATTTTGCCATATCACTCTACCTCACTGCATAAAAGTTCCATTTGATGGGTTTTCAGGTTCTTCGCAGGATCCTTGATGATGTATGTTACATCGTTATACACGAGTTTCTGGGGGCGGATACGCTTACCGGCCGTGTTAATGGCGAACGATGATTCATAATCATCTATATCGACTGCGAGCTTCAAAGAAACATGCCAGCCTTCATGCTCACCCGCTATCCGGTCAGAGATCTTCACAGACAGTTCAGAAGCCGACACTTCAGTCTCAATGATCTCGTCATCGGTGACAAAGCCGTCCTCGTCAACTGTACCCTCTATGATCGTCAGAAGCGTTGTCTGTTCCAGTCTCATAACCTGTAATCTCCACAGCCCTGCATAGCGTTCCGCAGGCCTTCATATGCTCTCGTGTATCTGTTCGCCTCTCCCTGGTAATCCGCCTGTGCCTTGCAATACAATTCCACAGCCTTATCTATCAGCGGATCATCCTTCGGCTGACCCTCCGCATCATTCACAGCGATACCCGCCATGACAAGCGCAGACAGGCAGGAGCTGATGTCACTGCCTATCTGGTCGTCAAGCTTGTCGTGTGATATCCGCATAGAGTCTTTTATTCTCTCTACGCTATACATACCCGCCTCCTTTACTGGAGACGCTCATAGTATGTAGTCTCCGCATCAACGGTAGTGTCTTCGCTCAGCTCAAAAGAGCCAGCGCCGTCAGACTCCCACCATCCTTCCTCGACAGGATCCTCAGTTCCGGCCGGTGTAACCTCCTCGAACTGCTTCGCCTGCTCTGCAAGGAATGAGTCTATCAATGCCGATTTATTAGCCCCAGAGATGGTATAGCCTAGCTCAACGGCCAAAGTCTTTATCTCGGCAACTGTCATAGCTCCGAGCTCTGCCGCTGAGTAGATTTCATCACCGCTGGGGTCTATGAGTTTTTTACTGTCAGGGTGACAAGGCTATTCTTGTCAACTACTGCGCCGTCAACCAGCATGATGCACTTGGTGATCTCATCGTCGGTATCCTCGTCGGTGTACCTCTTGATGGTGGGCTGCAGGTTGGTGTTGAGGAAGTAATCCTCCATCCTGAACAGGAAAGCAACAACAGTGTCAGCCGTTACAGTTCCGCCTGTATAAGCAGGGAGCGCAGAGGTAAACTCTACATGCCTTCCGAACAGGTTGTAAGAAGGTTTGCCATCGATACCACTGTCCACTCTTGCGATAGGCTGGTCGTTCTTATCAACCATACCAAGTACCTGGGAAACGAAGGTCTTCTTGTTCATCACATAGATAGCATCGTCATATCCCTCGGGAAGAGCTGCCTCCATACCGATCAGATTAGCGAAGGTGAAAGCATTGCTCTCAGTCACATCCACATTCTGACCGGAAACAACAGTCTCTGCCAGGATACCCTTAGGCTCATGGTATGTAGTAGCGCCACGGCCGTTGATGATAGCATTATCAAGCTCCTTTGCCATTGCCTGAGAGATCTGATCAACGAGAGTGCGCTCGAAGATATCGAGAGTTACTACGCTAACCTCAAGAGATACGGCAACCTTAACCTTCAGCTTGTTGTAAGCGAATACAACAGAACCGACAGCCTTCTGCTGTGTATCAACATCGCCTCTCTCAGCTACCCACGAAGCAGTAGGCTTTGCGCTGGAAATAGGCACTACGACACCGCCCTTGTAGGAGGTGCGGGTAACGAGTGCGAGGATATTGCCGCTCTTCTCGATCTTCTCTACGATCCTGTTGATAACGGTACGAGGGATAACAGCTCCAACCTCATCAGTCGTGGTAACTTCGTCATTGTTGCTCATGCGGATGGGAGTGCCTTTCATGACATAGTTCATGAACTGCTTACGATACTCAAGATCGTTATCCTGCTCCATGATACGGTCAACAATAGCCTCACGGCCTGCTGCCGATACGGGGGGCTTTGCAGCGCCCTGAAGAGCCGCAAGATCGGACTGCCTCTGAGCCCACTCTGTGTACTTTGCATCGAGATCATTTACGGCCTGAACAGCCTTGTCATAATCTTCCTGCTTGCCCTCATCTGCGAAGCCCTGAGCCTGCGCAAGGAGAGCATCTCTCTGTGCTTTGTAGTCGTCATAATTCTTAAACATGACTTATTCCTCCTTTGAGTTTCAATAGGGTTAACTGGTTCTGCATCAGCCGGATGCGCTCATCTTTGCCGTTCTCTCCGGCCTGCAGCGCCGCTTTAGCTTCAGCTTTTTGCTCTTCACTGAGTATCACACAGTGAGGAACTGCATTTATAAGTGTGAAAGAGTCAGGGTTTTTATTGTCCTGCTCTGCTCCACCGATGATCTCATCAACAAAGCCATACTTAATAGCCTTGTCTGCATCCATCCATGTTTCAGCGTTCATAAGCTCCAGGAGTTTCTTCGTTGACATGCCGGTCTTCATCCGGTATACATTCGAGGTCGCCTTGTCCGCGTTCTGGAGTATTCCGGACGCCTTATCCATCTCGTTATGATCTCCAAACGCAAAAGATGAAACATTGTGTATCATGTACTGCGCCCCGGGAGACATGCGGACATGATCCGCACCGCACGCTACCACTGTGGCAGCGCTCGCGGCTATGCCGGTAATGTCTGCCGTGACCTTGCCTGCGTAGGTTGCGAGAGCGTGTGAAATCTCATTGCCCGCCCAAAGGTCGCCGCCGCCGGAGTTGATCTCCACCGTCACCTCTTCACCGCCTGCTTCCGCAAGGGCGCTTTTGACTTTCTTGGGGCTTGCTGCATCAATCCCGAACCAATCATAAAGCGCCTGATCCTCATTCGGGATTATCGTTCCCGTTATCTCTATCGTCTTCATTTACACTACCTCCATCATCAGGGTTTGCCAGCGTGCCGGTGTCCTTCCTCAGCAATGCCGTATCGCCGTAGTCGATAGGCGCGAGGTTAAAGTACGACCGCATCTCGTTAGGTGTCATCACGCCACGGTCAACAAGCTGGACGAGGTTCAGTTTCGTGGTCATGCTCGCGAATGTCAGCGAAGAAGCCTCGAACACTATCGCATTACCGAATGCCCTTTCCTTTCTGGAAAAGAGCTTTCGCGTATACTCGCCCGCCATCTGGATGGCAACCGGCGAAACATTAGCCTCGTAATAGCTTACCCATTCATTCTCGGAATAGTTCGAATGAACTATCCTCTCGTTTGTATTGAAAAACGCATATATCCGCGCCGTCTCGCGGTCGATCTGCGCCGCGTTCGGTACGAAGTCATACGGTTTTATCTGTGTAGCCTCCGCGTTGGAGTTTACCGCTGCAACACCCATGGAGTTGTTCGAGATGTTCAGGTAATTGTCCGCGAAGTCCTGCGCCCGCTGCTTAAGATCTTCATCCCGGAGCGCCTGAGTGAATTTCAACAGCCATTTGATGACTGAGGAATTCTTTATTGCCTTCATCAGTCCCTGATCAGTAGTGCCGACCATCTCCATCAGATTGGCAAGAGCTTCCTGCGGGCTGTCTCCAAAAATGTCATTAAAAAAGAAGTCGTCGCGAAGATGGATGACTTCTTTGTACGGAGCTTCAAGATATTTGCCGTTCTGCAAGTAAAACTTGAGGTACAGCTCACCGCCCTGTGTGTATTTTGCCTCGACTGATGTACACGGCACAGGATAGAGGCCTGTCGGCTGGCCGTATGAGTCGTAGAGGATCAGGGCGAAGGCGTTGCCGTTGAGTGACAGCTGATTTGCCATCTTTTCCTGAAAGACCTGCCCGGTCATGTACTCGTTTGGCTCTTCCAGCAGAAAGCGTATTGAGGTTCGCGGGTTCACCTTTATGTCTCTGGTGCCGTCCGGCTTGACTGTCGTGAATATGTGCTTTGCCACGATCTTACCTATCGCCTTTGTCTTCGGCTTTATGCAGGCCCTTACGATATCGGAGTGATACAGCTTACCGTTCCACTCATAATATCCGTTGCCGGTGTCGGTGATCATCTTCATCACCACGGCATCTGTCTTCTTGTTAAACAATTTCTTTAGGTTGTTAAAAAATCCCATCTGTCCATACCTCAGATAAGTGTGCTGTATTCGTCCAGATAGCGTTCATAGCACACATAAGCATCCAGCAATCCCGCGAGGCCATCTATTCGCCTTGTAGCATTGCGCCCTTTACAGGGTTGGATATTATCGTTTTTATCGACATCGACCTCAGTGTTGGTGATGCACCATTTGAGTATTGGGTTGTTGTTGTATATGATCCGCTTCTTCGCAAGGTCAGCGCCGAGGCTCTTCATCGGAGCCGACAGGGTTTTCTTTCCCTGAATGACCGGATCCATGACAGACTCACCGAAAATGCCCTTCATCTCCTCGACAAAATAGGTTGCGCTCCACGAGTCATACCCAACCTTGAACATGTAAATGTCATACTCGTTCTGTACCTGCTGGAACCACTCGGTCACGAATCTGTAGTGAACCTTGTTTCCCGGAGTCAATGTCAAAAGTCCCTGCTCATGCCACAGGTCATACGGTATCTGGTCTTCCTTTACCTTCTTCTCCAGAAGATCCTCAGGGAGAAAATACATCTGAAGCACATAAATGTGTTCGTCTTCCGGCACCTGGAATATAACAGTGGCGTTAGTAAGGTCTGTCGTGCTCGACAGGTCAACACCGCCGATGCCGTACCGGGGATGGAGCTCCTTAAGGTCAAAGGTTGCTGTATTGTTCAGCTCGTCAAAAGTCAGCCACGCCTCTGTGGATGTCTCGCGGATGTTAAACTCTTTGCATACGAGGTTTTTTACCAGGGCAGGGTTGAGCTTCGCCCTCTCGACCTTCGCCGCAAGGGTCTCTGCATTCTTTATCGTGCCCAGCCCGGGGTTTGCCTTCTTCCAGCAATCCGGATCCGTCCACTCGGAACGCTTATCCAGCTCGTACACAAACGCAAGCCGGTGTTCGTCCTTATATCCGTTCGGGTCCTCATACCCGTTTATAAGCCTCGTGGCTTCGTCGTACTTCAGGTCGTATATGTCTTCCCTGATCGTGCCCGCTGTGGATGTGATGAACACAAGCGGCTGTTCCCTCGCGGTCACGCCGTCAGCCATGATGTCATACAAGGCCTTGCCATCACGCCACTGATGTATTTCGTCCATCAGACAGCAATGTACATTCAAGCCGTCGAGAGTGTTCTTATCCGAGGCCAGAGGTTTAAAAAAGCCATCGTTGTAAGTGTCCGATGAAAGGACATTCACAAGAGGCTTGATCTTTTTCCGGAGCGCCGGAGATTTGAGGACCATGTGCTTTGACTCACTCCAGATGATCTTAGCCTGGTCCATTTTTGTGGCGACAGCATACACTTCCGCGCCGGGCTCTCCATCGCCGATAAGCATGTACAGAGCCACGCCGGAAGCAAGGAGAGATTTGCCGTTCTTCTTTCCGACAATGAGCATAACCTCACGGTACTGTCTGTTGCCGTTTATATCTATAAAGCCAAAGGTTGCAGCAAGAAGAGCCTTTTCCCACAGCTCCAGCTTGACGAGCTTACCGCCCTCCTTGCCTTTGGAATGATGGCAAAAGTTCTCAAAGAACTCTATCACATGGTTCGCACGCTTTGGTGAGTAAAAGTATTCCCCCGGATTATTCACGCAATCCGCGAGGTGCTTATATGTTGCATATACTTTCCGAGATACGATCTCCTTCCCCGATTCGATACGCTCCCAATATCTGAGAATGGGGTTGTAGTCTTCCGGATATCTGATCATACATCCTCACGGCTATCTACGAAATCGTCAAAGATATCCTCTTCCACGACAGGCTGTTCTTTCACCTTCGGGAGCATTCCGTCAAGCTGCTGGATGATTTTGTTGTACTGTGTTGAAAACTGCACATACAAATCAGCCTGCGGTCTCTTGCGGTCGTAAGGATCCTGTGCACCCTGCTTGAACTTCTCGACATAGCCATTCTCATCCAGGAACTCCTCAAGGTCTTGCATCGATACCCTGATGTATGCCGCCCTTTCTATGAGTCCCTGAGCTATCGCTTTCTTTTTATCCGGCAAATCTCTGTAGATCTTCGTTAGTCTGTTCTTTTCAGTTTTGATCCTCTTTTGTTTGTCCTTCATACCTTCTAAACCTTGCAAATATAGGGGGTTCATGCGCATACCCGTGCGTTGAATCGAGGTTCCCGGCCGGTCTTGAGCGGACTCAAAATCTGCGGGCTACCCAGGGGGGATGCCGGATCCGGTGGAACCCTTGAGGTCTATGTCCCTGAGTGACACCGGCTGGCCATCAGCGGTGAACATACATAGCAGTTTTATTTTTCCGTTGCCGTGCACCCCATGTCCCTCAAACTCATCATGACATTTGTGACACACGAACTCCAAGTTATCAAAGCTAAGTGAAATCCTTTCGTCGTTAATGTTCTCATCCGTCAGAACAATTTTGTGATGTACTATCTCACCCGGAACTTTGTGACATTCCTGGCACATGCCCCCGTCAATCATGATCCGCTGATCGATAAAGCTCTGCCTGCATTTGATCCACCTCGATGAGTTATAGAACCCCTTGGCCCATTCCTTTGCCATCGCATATACCTTTATGGTGCGGATGTGATGTCAGCCGTAAACGCTCATACGAAAATGAGAGCCAGCCTGTTACAGCCGACTCTCACAATCGCAGGAGTTTTACTGGAAGGAAAGTAAAAATCACACCCAGCCTATGAAGCTAAGCAAGTGAAGATCTGTCCGTTCATCCTCATCTTGCCGACTCTATCATAACATAAAATAGTTTGTTACATCTGTTACAATTGTTCAATTTTCAAAATTTTTCTGATATTTTCTGCATTCCCTTCTGTGCATACCTGAATGTGCCGACATATGATCTGTCTGTGAATGCGTCATCATACTCATACTCTATCTCGCGATAGGTCTTGTCATTGATATAGTGCGCGATAAGCACGATCCTCTCCTCACTGGAGCATACCTCCATCCACTTGTAGAGCATCGCCCTGAGCTTGTCCCCGGAAGCTATGAGCCTGTCTGCGGCGAGTTCCAGATCGGCAGCCTTCACGAGCCACTCCTCCTGATAGTTTGCCGGGGAAGTCTGTACCTTCTCCTTGTCGTAGCGTATCGCTCCGCCCATGGCCGACAGCCGCAGGTTCTCTGCCTCAGCCCTGAGCCTCATCACATCCCTGCGGTTCGTCCGCGCCTCGTCAAACTTCTGTCTGACCTGTGTTATGTCCATAGCCTTTACCTCCGTCAATCTCATTCACTTCCTCACTTTCATGTGGCTCTGCATACTTCTTTTCAATCCGTTCAAGATTATCAGCAAACTCATTCAAGGCTTGTGCAACTTCCCTTGATTCGGCAATAATCTTTTTCAGATTCATTTCTGCTGTGATTTCGTATGTTGCCATGTTATCCCTCACTTCCCTGCGGCTCATACGGCTCTGGTAACGGCATCCACGCAGGTATTTTTTCGACCTCACCGCAATGTCCAAAAACAAACATATCCCACTTGCCGTCAACCCACTCACCATGTTCGGTGTATATGTCCTCATATCCTTCTTCGTGCTTGTATTTAACGGTAATGATGTATTGCCCATTTTCTTCGGGCAACCTCTCACTAACAGGAATCCACTTTGAATACTCAATATCATATATCTCGCCCTCTGCCATAAGTGCTTCAATGCTCTCTAAACAACCATTTCTGAACATTTCCGTTGTTATCCCTGGTATAAACAATCCTTTCATTCTTCCACCTCCTGTTCATACGGTTTTGGTAAAGGCATCCAAGCTACAACATCATCTACCCAATCATATCCGCTGTCTAAACTAAAAGTCTGTCCATCATCGGAATAACACTCGTCTAACTCTACATAGCCACCTTTTGTAGTAATAAGTATTCTTTGTCCGTCATAAGGCATTATGGAATCAAGATAACAAGCCCATTCCTTTAGATAATCATTTTCTTTGCGTTCTTCGTCTGTTATTTCATGCCATTTAACAGGAATCCACTTTGGTTCTTGCTTTTTCAGCAACTTGTAATCTCTAAGCCATTCCGCAAGCTGTCTGTGTTCTTCAGCACATAATTCGCAACTCACTTTTTCGGCTGTTGCACGATAATCATTATCAGTTTCAAGCCATCTTTCCCATTTCTGTTTTTCTCGTTCTTTTTTATCCGCAACTCCCTCTGCGTGTTTAATTGCTTCATCAAGTGTCATTCTCTACCTCACTTTCCTGCGGCTCTACCATCTTTGCTCCGCAATTAGGGCAATAACTCCATTTAGGCTTAATTGATTGTTCTACAACACAATGACAATTACTACAATGCCAATCTTCGTAATTTATTCCTTTAAGAACACCACCTATAAATACTCGGCTCAGTTCTCCACCATGTTCCCAATGCCCCGTCTTTGGCTGTGGGGTAACGGATGGTAATTCCATTATCTCATCAATCAAATTCCCTCTATCAACCACATTGCAAGTATTCCAATATGATGGATTCGCATTGGACATAGATTCAATCACATCAATCACCGCCTGCCTGCTGATAGCATCTTCGCAAGGCATTTGCTTTAACGCCTCAAGTGCCAAACCGCTATACTTCGGAATCCCAAATTCTTTTTCTGCCACTTTTTTGAAGAATTCTATTGCATCATTTCTTGTTTCTCTGGTCATTTTCACCCTCTCAATATCAAATAAACCCATACAGGCATCTCCGAAACCGGAGTATTGCCATAAACGACCATGGCGTACACATAAGCAACTATCATCACTATTAGAGCCACATAAATCAGTGCATAAGTCGCATGACTCGCGAACCATAATAGCTTAAATTTTAGATCATCTTTATCCTTCTTCATTCCTTATCCTCCTCTCACTCTGAAACCTTATCTGCTGTTAAATCAATCTTACCGCTCATCAGATCCGGGAGAAGCGCATCTCTAAACTCGGCAAGTATGCGGTTCTGCTCATTGTTAAGATACATGATGTGCTGTTTCCATGTAGTTAAGAATAGAGCGAGCATTTCAGGCAGATATTCTTTATTTCGGTTTTCAATCTTAAACTCTGCTGCATTTTTGCTGATTGTCATAAATGTCTCTTTTTCAACCTTTTGACCAACAATCTCAAAACTCTTTGATACATCGGGCTGATTTTGCATCAGCAGGAATGTCTCATACAGTCCGAGCGATTTTGCAAGGCTTTCATTAACTGTCAATTTGACCATATTCATCTGTCTCACGATCCAGTTATAATCTCTTGCTATGTCCTCAAAACTCCTATGACTTTCTTCATGCTCTTGAAACTCGATATATCTTGACGGAGTGAGGATGTGTTCATTTTTCCTTACTTCGTCCAGAGAAACCGCTTTGCAAAATTCGGGGATGTCTTTTCGTTCCCTTATCGCATCAACCACATCCTGCATCACTTCGTCTGATATGACATTGACGGTTTTGTGATAGGTTCTTTTCGTGTGGGAAGTTCCACCGAACTGTCCGTTCTGGTCTCGGACTTCCTCAACATATCTCTGTCGCAAATCAACAAACTCTAT